TGAGTTTGCAATAATATGACCTTTACACAATGTCATAAGACAAAGGTCCATTCTATTATCAGTATTTTCAGAAATCATAAAATTATTTCCAGAAAACATTTCTTGTTTTTTACACCACTCTGGTTCATCAGAAAATACAATGAACTTAGTATCTTTATCAAAAGATTTTATAGCAGTATCATAATAAATTGGTGTCAAACTATTATGTGCTTTACCATCACTATTCGTAATATAATCCGTCCTTCTAATATGAATGGCAACGTAACACTCATCACCAATCATCTCAGTACAAGGTTCTAAGATTTCATCCTTAAAAGTAAAATCTTTTCTAATTTCATCTTCAATATGTTTGAAGTATTTTTCAGTTTGATAATATCCAAACAAACTCACATTATCTGGACAGTTATCAAATAGATGTTTATCAAAATGAAAATGTTGTTCAGTAATATAATTTGTCTGAAGTAACCCTTTTTTACATTCAATGTTAAATGAATCAAAGATTTCAGTTCTAACCATATTACCGATGCCATCATCTTGTAATTCCGAATGATTACCAACGATAAATTCATATCCTCTATTTGCAGCAATACCTTTTGTTGCTGCATACTGGAACATTTGATTACCCAAACGTCCTTGCCTTCCTAAGTGATTAAATCCAATCATTTATAAATTTGCTCCTCAATCCACTTGTATGTTTTTGAAATACCTTCCTCAAGAGTCATTTGATAATCCCAATCAAGATTTTCACGGATCAAATCATTATTAGAATTACGTCCACGGACACCAAGAGGACCATCAATATGAATCTTGTTTATATCTTTATCTGCAACTTTGGCAACGGTTTCTACAAGTTGGTTGATTGTAACCATCTCTTCGGAACCAATATTCACAGGTCCTTGAAAATCAGATTGCATCAGTCGCCAAGTTGCTTCGATGCATTCATCAATGAACAAGAAGGAACGAGTCTGTAAGCCATCTCCCCACACCTCGATAGATCCACCTTGCTTCGGGAGGAGAGCGACCTTGCGGCAGATTGCAGCTGGTGCTTTCTCCTTTCCTCCCTGCCAGGTTCCTTGGGGTCCAAAGATATTGTGATAGCGAGCAACACGAACAGGAATACCATGATTCCGGTTGTAAGCAAAGTAAAGTCTTTCGCTAAAGAGTTTTTCCCATCCATATTCTGAATCGGGGTCTGCTGGGTATGCTGATTGTTCACGGCAATCGGGGTTGTTAGGGTCAGTTTGATTATACTCTGGATACATGCAAGCAGAACTGGAATAGAAAATCTTAGTCTTATTCATTTCTTTTTCCAAATTCATACGATGCGGACATTCCAGCACGTTCAAGTTAATTGATGCGGAGTTATGCATAATATCCGCATCATTTTCACCAGTAAAGATAAAACCTGCGCCGCCCATATCAGCAGCAAATTGATAGATCTCATCAAAAGGGAAAATGTATTGTTCAGGCACAGATGCATAAAAGTTTCCCATGTATCCTTTAAATTTAAGGACACGACGTACAAAATCTACATCACGCAAATCTCCAGTGACAAATTCATTTGCCTCTGTTTTTGAAAACTCTGGATCTTTAAGATCTACTCCACGCACCCAATATCCTTCGGAGCGGAGACGTTTAACCATATGAGATCCAATGAATCCACCAGCGCCCAAAACTAATGCTGTTTTAACCTCCATAGGAAATACACTCATGAAAGAAATAATTATTCTATACTATGTATTATACAAAAATATGCCTTATTATGCAACTCTACCATAGTCATCCTCCAATCTAGTAATATCATCTTCTCCAAGATAAGATCCAACTTGAACTTCAACTATCCTCAAAGGTATCTTACCTGGATTTCTCACCTTATGTATTTTTCCTAAAGGAACAAATGTACTTTCATTTTCATAAACCATAAATTGATTATCATCCATTTCAACTAAAGCAGTTCCATTTACAATAACCCAATGCTCAGATCTATGATAATGAAACTGTTTAGATATTCCCTCTCCAGGTTTAATCTCTATATTTTTAACTTTATATCTATGCCCCTCTTCAATAGTTTCATACCATCCCCAAGGTCTATCAGTTCTCATGGTAATACATGTAACACCATTATATGTATACAAAAAAAGCAGGGTTTTATCCCTGCCCATAAGGTCTTTCATGCACGCCACTTGTTCTTTTACAGGAAACAAGAAACCTGGCGGGAGTAATCCCATCCGCACCACCTGCTCTTTAGAGAAGCAGGAAACTCCGAGGGTCAAAAGACCATCCCGACCAGGGCTAGTTTTGAGACGATACCGAGTCTTTACGATAAGCTGGAACACCATCAGGGTCCAACCAACAAGTGTAATCATGATCTTCCATAGCAGTCATCAACTGCATTTCATTATCACAAAGATACATATCACGATAACGTCCCGTGTATGAATCTACCTTTTGGATGCGGCAGTCAGGCATTCCGTTTGTTTCCAGTTTGCCAACCTGAATATAACGATAAGGAAACCGTTCAAGAAGAACAGTAGGTTTCTTCGTAACGTTCATCAACCAACCTCAACAGTTTCAAGATCTTGAAACAGATATTCCATGAGAATTTCATAATCATCTAGTGGTTCTCCCGAAAACACCACTCCTTCTCGTTCGTAGAAGCGGCGCACCTTTTTGAAAAGTTTCGGATTCTTTACATCAAGGAAAATTTCGCCATCGGCAGCAGCACGGAGAGTGCTAATGTCTTTCTTGAATTTTTCAGTAAGTGCCATTGTTGTATTTGGTTTACTCGATTATTATAAGTGATTGACTTTATATAGTCAAGATGCCAGATAGAAAACTGGCAATCGGGATACAAGGATTTGAACCTTGGGCATCCGCCTCCCAAAGACGGCGCTCTACCAAACTGAGCTACACCCCGTATAAAAGTACTATATCACATAAAATCATTTTCACGTAACCACTCCTCGGTCATAGGTGTTGGTTCATAGATTTCCCACATCTTTCCAGTAGCACAAGCAGCAAGTGCTTTTTGTGTCATACCCTCTGTTTTGCCAGCCCAGGTTGCTTCTGCCTCCCAAGGAACAGCAGCAGAAGGATAAGTTCTCTCAGTCATCTCTCTCCAAAAAGAAGGGACACTATCTTCCGGTAAAATAATAGCAACTAAAGAATTCTTAATGCTTCCTGCCATACAATCCTGTGCAGCGTGCCATCCTTCATGCCTGGTCACTGACATAAGTGTACTTTGACGATGCACAAAAGTTTCATTCAAAAAGAAATTATTAGAAACCGTATGATAAACACCTCTGTGTCCAGGTGGAAAATATCTTTCATTTCCTAAAAAGACCCCAACTCCGATCTTATTAAAAGAGGAGATGATGTCATCAAACTCAGAATCAACGCTACTAAAATCACTGTCGGGATAGTGATCCTTAATATCTTGAATACTTTTGATTCGTTTAACATCTTTAGTACACTCTCTTACTATCATGCAACCCATTGCATCCATACTGTAGAATCCTTTGGTAATATTTTCTTCAGCACCTACTGGAGAAGCAATCAACATCAAAGCAAGTAAAAATTTTTTCATGAAAAAATATCCTAATACATTATTATGTATGCTACTTATCTTTAAGTAATTTCTCTATACGTTTTCTAGTTACTGCAGATTTATGCTTCTCTCTTTCATTATGTTTATATCCATTTTTCCCATGAAAAATAGCATGACCATGATAAAACATAGTCATGCCAAATACTAATGCTAAAACTATTCCAATCCAGTCTATAAGGTTATTTTGAGCCATGGGAATATGGGATCGATTACTCCAATAAGTCGAAGAAGACCCTCAGCAAAAAGTGCGAGAACAACCCAACCAACACACATACTGATAATTCCAGCGTTACGATTATGCTTTCGTATTGCATCATCAATCATCTCCTGCACTTCTGTCTTAGTTATCCATTCAGGAGGTTCAGACCCCTTACCCCAATCTTTAAACATAATGATCACTCCTTATCAAACTTAAGGTGTTGTTCCATAGGATCCTTTCTTGAAGGACTTGAAACAATAGAACATGCTCTTCTGTAAAATGCATTATCAGTATTTCCAGAAGCTTCAAAAGTTTCTTTTACTTTCACCCAGTTATTAAAGGTGTGATCGTCCATGCTTTTCTCCCAAAGTAAACACTATCTATATTAGTCAGTATTTTTACTTTGTCAAGAAAATGTTCATATCGTAACACTTATCTAATTTCAAAATCTAATTTACGAACCTTTCTTTGCCTTCTTGCCTCCTGATAAGCAAGATCTTCCTTACTAAACGTAGGAATTTTTTTATCATCTGTATTCTTTACTATTTCAACTAGTGATAGATCCTTCCCTGAGATGCTTGTGCCACGGATGCTCGTATAGTTCTCGCATCCGCAACTCCTCATCTTTGTAGGATGACCCTCCAACTGCTTCCCGCAGTTCTTGCACCTGATTACTAACATCCCTAATCATACCTTTAATACTTTCAAGTTCTTGACGAAGTTCTTGGTCGTTTGCCATTTTATTTATCACTTGCAAATTGATTGAATCCATTACCAGAGCTCCAACCTTTAGATTTTTCATGAAGGTTTTCAGAACCACCTTCATAAGGTTCAACATTTTTCCAATTGCAAGTTGCCATCTCATACATCAATTGATGCATGTTACAAGGTTCTCCATTGTACTCACGAAGTCTACGTTCCTCTTCTTTTTTCTTCATTTCAGTTTCCTTTTCCATATAATCTAACTGCTTTACAGTTTTTGGCGGTGCAGGACCAAACCAGGGATCGTCTTCCAAATATGCAGGGGCAGGAACACCCGTATAATAGTTTATTGCATCATCTTTAAATACCTCTCCTTCGTCATAATCTTCTTGCAAATCGTTACAATCAATAGGGGTTTCGTCGATTGAACATTCTAGTTTATCATTATTAGAATCAAATACTTTACTTAGGGTATCTTTAATTGTTTTAATAAACATTTTTACTGTTGTAGCAAATGGGCAAAGAGGGGATCGAACCCCCGACCGACTCGGTGTAAACGAGTAGCTCTACCGCTGAGCTATTCGCCCTTGTCCTTACATTCTAACATATACTCTACAGTATTGGCAACATCATTCATTGCATCACGTAGCATTGGTTGTTGTCCAGAATGTTGCTCGGACTTAGTGACGCCGTTTCTCCACTCTTCTACAAGTGTCCAACGCCACTGTCCCATGCTTTTAGAATACCAAAGATTAATCTTCATCAGGTGAGAGTTTCCTTCTTTTTACTTCTCTACCACTCCACAGAGCAAATAGAATAATAGCGGCATAAAATAGAGTATCATCTATCATCACTAAGAAGAAGATGATTGAACCACCATACCTAATTATATCAGGGAGAGGTGCTACAATCTTTGAGAACAATTTTCTGTATACATTCTCAAACTTAAAGTACCCTAATGCAACTATTGTTACCACAATCTCGCTATAGGGTACAACAAAATAAAGTGATAAGAAAATAAAAATTGGCCAGTAATGACGTTCTGGAATCTTAGAGATTAGACTAATGTACTTTTTCAATACTTTTTTCTTCACCAATCCTCGTCCGTAAATTGTTGGTTTTCTTGATGCTCTACATTTTTACTGCAGTATCCATGAACATCTTGCTCCATCTTGAGATGAGCAACAGTATGAACACTCTCAATGATAATGAGAACCCCAAGCAGAGCAGCAGGGACTAACCACAGTTGTGAGGAACAGCAGGCAATACACCATCGCTTCCACTTGGGATCACAGTTCATCAGAGACTCTCAACAGCAGCAAGGGACTTCTGACGGAGATCCTCAGGAAGAGGAACATAACCCAAAGAGTCAGACTTGCTTTGTGCTTCTTCACTCAG